GGCCTCTTTTTAAACCGGGACGTACCGGGAATTTTTTCTTATTCGCTGCCAACAAATGCTTTAGAAATAAACTGAAGCACTTGCAGGTGTGAACGCTTGACCAAGTCCGGACAATAGAATCGTGTGATAATATAGATTAGCACCGAAGATATTGTCAACAACGCCATAACGAGTTAGCAAGCCAACGCGTGGCGAGAAGTCATTAGGACCAATGGTTCTCTGTACCATTACAGGGATGTAAGGGCAATAGATGATACCAGTGTCATAAAACTCCGGACCTTTGTATCCGAGTAGAGCGTACTCAACGCGGTAACCGGAACGTAAGCCACCCTCATATTGGGCCTCTGTACGTGTATCACGGTAAACGTTGAATCTGCCACCAAGGTTACCAACCTTAGCTACGCCAACAGGTTGAGTGTTGACATTGCCTTGGACTGGCACCCATTGAAACTCAGGAAGCATCTCGAGGATCGCGCAAACGCGAGGTGTGGCAACAATAAAGTTGGCAGCACCACGACGATTGCGAACAGCAATTCTGTTAGCCTCGATGATGAGTCTCTGATAGAAATCGCGATTGCGCTCTACCAACCAACGGCCGTCTGCGGAAGCAGGGCTCCATACGGAGTATCCTGTGCCAGCACCAGCGTTGAGTGAGACTTGGATCATGCGAGCGATCATTTCACGGTCGATTTCGGCCTGTAGCTCATACGACATAGCGTTGGTGAGCTCAGTATCGATATCAATACCGTTCATGTTCTTAAGATCCTGTTCGAGTTCTACCGACCAGCGAGCAGCGAGTCTGCGGGTACCGGCTTCGACGGCTGTCTTTTCAAAGCTGACTTCGATCTGAGGGATTTTGCCCGTCAATTCGAACTGGCTGAGAAGTTGAGCCACACCGTTATCTTGGTTGATCCAAGGGAAGAGGCTTGCGGCGTCTGTCCCAGGTGCGCCACCGGTTAGGGTGGTGCTGGATGTACCAGTGTAGCGGGTGTCGAGGTATTGGTAACCAAGCTCCTTGTTAAGCGATGCTTGTTGAGGATTGGCAAGAAGATTGCCAGCATTTGTGCCGGAACCATCGATGCCATCGTTGCCAAGCTGATATGGAGAATACTTGTAACGTAAAGCAAAGGCTAGACCAACTGGTCCACCCATGGGCTGTACGCCTACAATTTCATTGGTGATTAACTCGGGGAACGTTCTACGAATCATTGGAATGAGAATCTTAGGCAAACGAGCATCGCCTTGAGCATACCAATCACCTTGAGGTGAGCTATTGGGAATTTGGTTCCCGTAGTTACCTGTGGCGTTGGAGCCGAAGACAGAACCTGTGCCAGCGGCACCACCACCCGATTGATTAGCCTCATTGACGCACCAAGCTTCTTGGTTTTCCAAGAGCATGGCTGTGTTCAAACGAGTATGATCATCTTCGATGGCTTTAACGTTGGCCGAAGTGTAATCCAAAACTGGTTTCCACTTTTCGAGCAACGCTTGTGCGCGAGACTCATCAATGTAAGACTGTGTAGGTCTGATTGATTTCATAATTATTAGTTCTCCTTTATTTTCGACCTGTAGAATATATAAAATCTACAATATAAATCAGGCTTGCGCCTCTTTAACTTCTTTACTAGTACTAATTAGTACTTAGAAAGTTCTTTGAGGTAAGGGTTGGTGACTGATTCAGCAACAACTTCTGTCTCTTCCATTACTGGACGATCCACTTGTGTTGCAGCTGCATCTTGCACCGCTTCCTCTTTAATATTTTGAAGCCGCTCTTTTTCTGTCTTATCGAATAAGCTCAAGGCATAATCAATGTTCTCAGTAATGAATTCGCTACTCTTGGTCTTCATCACCTTGTTCACATACTCTTTCTTGCGAGCGGATAAACCTACAGTCTTCTTTTCGAGTGTAAGTTCCGCATTACGCGTGGCGAGTTGTGCCTTAACCTGAGCTAACTCTTTGTTAGCGGCTTCAAGCTTCTCAGAAGCTTCTTGTAATTGACGCTTTCCATCTACGATGGCTTCGCGAACACTTTCTTTCGCCAGGGCGGCATCAACGCCCAAAATGGATCTTAGTTGATCGAGAACCTCCAAGGCTCTGCGATTCTTAACAGCATCCTTAATTTCATTAGCAGGCAATGTCTCGTCGATATACGCTTCAAGGTATGTGCTAATATTGTCAATGGTGCTGTCTTTGAAAGCTTTGGCTTCTTTGCTGAGA